AGTTCGTCTGCCTCAATTTGAGCTTTGACAGCCGCCATCACTAAACCGTAGGTAATAAACGATGACTTGAGAATCATCTCTTGAGCTACCACGGCGGGAACGTCTTCTACCTCATCGCCGCCCTGAATCATATTACCAAGAAAGGTATTTATCAGGTCGGTCAACTCTGGTTGTTCTTGCATCAAGTCCATCATGGACGATACGGCAAACTCGCCCATATCCATACGAGTCGCTTGTGCTGTGGTGGATTCGATTGTTTCGAGACTAATTTTTGGGAGTGTCATTTCAATTTTCCTTATCGTGTTTATTACTTCTTATGGTATACATTATACCATCTATTCGCCGTATGTCAACTCTGGTTTTTTATTTTTACTGTAACTTCCCTTACCTTTTAATTCCTTCAATGCTTCGGCTGCTTCGGTTCCCTTTGGTTGGGTTCCGTGAATCAGCAAGGCAAAATCCTGATTCTTCAAGCTAGGTCGTGCCGCATGGCTATCGTCGTGGTCAATGTCCAGTTCATAGGCTTCGGCTTCACTGAACACAACCTTAGCAGAACGAAGATTATGTTCTTCGATCATGTCGTCATTACGACCACCATAACTAGCAGTCAAAACAAAATTGTCAAGCTGGTCAATCCATTCTTGATACTTCAACCAATAGGTCAATGACTTGGTGTAGGCGTAGAACAATCGGTCAGTGTGCATCATCGCCATGTTGATCCATGCGAACATATAGTCAGGCGTGAAGAAATCACCTGCAACGTGGATTCGGCAGATGCCGAGATTCTTGGGCATGGCTTGATTCAATTCGTGAATCATATCATTCAGGTGCAAACGTCGCAACGTGTCCATGTTATGCTTTCGCAAGTTATAGACGCCATTGTATTGAACCTCTTGACTAGCAGAGAAACAACGAAACTCATTGTCAACACCGTCTTGGATTTTACGCTTGCCGTTTGGTTGCGTTACGGCTTTCGATAGACAGGCTTTCGCAAACGGGCAAGTATAACCGGACAACAGATCAAGAGAATAGATTTTCCTCTTGTCGGCTAGAAACGGTTTCAATTCGTCAACTTGCTTGAGTGCTTCGGTCTTGGCATTGGCGGGTGAGTACTTCAACATGATTTTTCCCTTTCGTGGAGTGTTGCTTATGTATCCCATTATATAATATATATCGGCATTTGTCAAGCCCCCTCTTGATAAAAAAACCAAAGAAATCCAAAATAGTTATAACTCCTTACCACCACACGACTTACAACCAAAACCGCCCCCGCATTTTCCGTGCCACTCTCGCTGGCTACTCACTAATAGCTTTCATCCGCTAGGATAAGCGAGGACAACGGGAGTCGAACCCGCAACCTCCGGCTCGACAGGCCGGTGCTCTAACCAATTGAGCTATGTCCCCGGATCGCCTATTTCTAATGAGGGCTAGGCTACACCCACCAGCGTCTTAATTTTATAGTGGTTACTGGCTTAACCGCATTACCGAGTAATCTCAGGCTTGCTCCACTTTACCAACCCTACTTCTCTCCACCCTTGCGGGCTTGTGGGCGTGATTGGATTTACCTTTCGGCTATGACGCCCCGTTCTCAGAATGTGCTGCCCTGTGTCGGCATTGCACCGACTTTAATCTAGCAGTTTGTCCCGTCTGAATCTTGCCGTAGATGATCAAGTCCACGCCAGTTAACTATTTCTAGAAAATAGAATTCCAGTCGATTCGTTGGCGATCAAACCAACTTAACAGGCTGCTAGTGAGATACTATACCTCCCACAGGGCTAATTGAATTGTAAAAGATCGATCTCAACCACCATTGGCGGTTGTCCATATCGGCACACCATTAATGGCAAGCCTAATATGATTACGAGTGAATCCCCATCGAACCATTTTGCAGTCGTTGTTGATAAACTCAGCCAACGCACCAATACCGCCACAAGTGGCTTTACCATTTTCGTCAGCCCAGCACCAACACCGTTCTGTATCCTGTCGGATATTATGTTTGGCTACAATGTCCATCAATTCGTCGGTGATTTCAATATCACCACCATTGACTCTAGCGGCTAGTGTTTCAAGTTGTTGTTTCATTTTACTCATTATAATCTCTCTTTCGTTATGCTTATATTATATACTATGCTGTGCGTTTTGTCAAGGGGTATTTGGGAATTTTTTCAAAGTTTTTTTGTTTCTGTCGTGTCACGGTTTTCGACTCTACCGCCCAGCAGGGCTACCGTTTTAGTTGTTCATTGGATTGTATTTTCCTTTGAGTAATGATTAACTGCTTAACTGTATCCCATTATATATATTATCGGCATATTTGTCAACCCCAATCCAGTAAAAAACCCAAAATAATCAAAATAGTTGTAAGTCGTTTGGTAGTAAGCACTTAGGGCGAAAACCGCCCCGGCATTTTTCGTGCCAAACGAAAACGCTCCGCAGACAACCGCCGCAACAGTCCTATCTGGCTTGACAACCACCGCAGCCGCCTCGCGGTAACTAACGGTATATCTCAAGGTTGCTGGTCAATCAGCGGTTATCTTTGGAGCTTCTCATATAAAAAAAGTACTGGTGAGCGTGGCGATCAACCACTCTCTCATTCACTGCAACCCGATGCCTCGGACAGTGACACCCACGCCAGTGTCGTGAGTAGGTTGGGATTAAAGAGCATGTTGATTCAGCCATCCAGAACTTGACATGTCCAAAGTTAACTGCTGTTGCTGACAGAGCATGGTGAAATCCCGCACTTGTATTGTATTGTTAGAAGTCAACACCGCCATCGTAGTAATCGTGGTCATACTGACCTTGATCCCAATCGTCGCCGCCCATGTAATCCTGCCACTCGTCATACTCAGACGGTTGGCCGTCATCTTCGTAGTCATCTTCATCGACGACCTCGATGTCGATTTCAGGGCCGAAGTCGGCCTCGTCCATTGATGCGACCATAGCGTCGAGTTCAGCCTGTGTCAGTGTTTGCTTCGTCATGTCGTGTTTCCTTATCGTGAAAAAAAGTAAGTCGAACTGGGTCGGCCTCAGTGGTCGAGGAGCTTTGCACCCTTTGTTCTTATGCTACCATTATACTATTATTATCGGCGTTTGTCAAGGGGTGTCTTGAGCTTTTCTCAAGTTTTTTTGGGATGATTTATCCATGGGTTCAAGTTATTGTTGGAGGAAACTGGTTTCCGCTTTTCCGGCTTAGGGTAACAATCCAACACGTCTGGAATGAAATCCTCATCGACGTTCATGTGGTAGTTCACTTCGACGTGTGAAAGTCCTGAGTCACGCAAGACCCTGCCGATTTCGGCAATCTTGCTGTTCTCATTTGATAGACCTTTTTTCATTTGGTCTGCGATTACTTGTGGGTAGTAGCTCATAACTTTTTCCTTTTCGTTGTTTCTCATAACCCTATTATACCAAACAGGAGGCAGCTTGTCAAGGGCAATCAAGGCTTTTTCTTGCTTCCTATATATATTATCGGCATTTTATGGCCTCTCTCTCCACTCTTTCTCAAATTTTCTCAAAAGTAGTTGTAAGTCGTTACAGTGTAAGGGTTTACGGCGAAAACCGCCGGGGCTTTTTTCGTGCCAGCCATTGTGCTTCAGTGTGTTCCCGGCGTCTACCGGGCTGGTTGGGCTGTTACATCCAACACATCACCACATAGCACCCAGCAAAGAATGCAACCACACACAACAGTAATGCTTTTAGTTCTTGCTTGTTTACCATTCCGGCTCCCTCCATGTAACGTAAAATATATAAACCAAACCTGCTAACGATAATAGTAGCCACCATGCACTCATGTTAACCTCTCAATCCAACTAAAAAATCGGCTTGTATTTTCACAGCCTCTAGTGGGTAGCAACCTGTGTTATACTCTTTATCCACAACTAGAACTGGCTCACAGTTAACTTCGGGATGCTCTAAGATGAACAGAGCGGCGGCTTCTAAATGGCTGTCCGCTTCAATCCATTCTCCTAAGTTGCAATCTCGTAAATGAAACTCGCCAACCACATTGGGAGCTACCATACCTGTAACTTTATATTCCATAACGCTATCTCCCAAACAACTTTCTTATAAAGCTCTTTTGCTCTTTAATGGCTTTCGCCGTTTCTTCTTTTCGTTTCTTCTCTGCTGCTTTCGCGCATTCAATTCTATGAATTCGTCGCATTACCATTATTCACCACCAAATAAAACTGACGCTGTAATAACCACAATAGAAAATAGTAATCCTAAACTCATTCGCAACCCCATCTTTCGCAATCAATTTGTTTCAGTCTACTGTACTCGTCACGTCCAACCTTGAACGCTGGAACTTTCCAGTATTTGTATTCTTCATTGAACACAATTTCTACATCACCGAATTGGTCGATGTAGTTTTGAGCGTGTTCCTCATTGGCAATCAGACGATGAGCGTCTTCCTTTGGCTTTTCGACGCTGTGACCACGCCAAACATTTTCACGCATTTCGGTAGTAAATTCTAATTCTGATACTCTCATTGTAGTTCCTTTCGTTGAACTGTCTTCTGTTGTGTTGTGCCGTTGTTTACTTGTTCGGCGTCAAGTGCCGTTGTTAACCTGTTCAGCTTCAGGTACTCATTCAGTGTCTCTTAAACCTAGCCTATCGGCTCCAGTTGAGTATGCTACCTATCAGTAGTTCGATTAGTATTGTCATTGTTAATCTTTCATATCTATATTATATCAGGTATGCCTCACCCTGTCAAGCCCTAATCGAGGATTTTTTGCATTTTTTCCAATTCTCTTGACGCTTCGACAATGCCGGTCAAGATGCAATCCCTACCGATTTGAGAATTGGTTTTTTGCCACAATTCCCACATCTCTTTCTTTGCATGCTCTAGCATACGGATTTGACGCTCTCGTCTTTTACGGCTACTTTCAACCGCTTCTTTTCGCCCTGCTTCTGTGCTTACGTTGTTTCTAGTCATTTCCAATTCCTTTAAGGCTCTCATCGCTTTGCCGACTTCAACTTGACTTACTGTGTTCATTTCGTTTTCCTTTGCTGTGGTAGTGTTGCTTGTCATGTTCTTAGTATACTATATATATCGGCATTTGTCAAGAGTATTCTTTAACTAATTAAGAAATATATCCTCTTTTTTTTGCCCATGTAATCATGGCGTTCCACCGTACAGGATTGATCCTGCTAGGGCAAGCCGTGGTGTACTGAATGTAGTTGAGAAATGTCTTGATGTTCATTGTGTTTCCTTTCCCCCATTATATATATTATCGGCACTTTTGTCAACCCCAGTCCAGTATATTTTCCAAAATAATCAAAGTTTTTTTAATTGATGTAAGCCCTTTCATACTCAGTACTTACGTCAAAAAACGCCCCGGCATTTTTCGTGCCAAGCTTCTGACCGATCACCGCCGCCCAGCGGGATGGATAGGGCGGGACAGCAGGGAACATTGAGCAACAGAGCTTTATTCCCTACTGCCTGCTTCACCTATTCCAGCATGGTATCAGCTTCATCCAGCATATCGCTGCCAACTGGAAACGCTGCCACGCGAGTGATCAGTGCGGCTACCTCATCAGGCGTCTGCCAACCGATCACGTCGTCATGCTCAGTCAGCGGAAACCAATCACCATTGGCATCCCACACAGCACACTCGGCAGTAGTACAGTGCGGTTCCTGCACTTCGTCGAAGCTGATGCTGTAGCTCTTGTTTGCACAGTAGTTGAAACTCGACCACTGAACAGAGATGCTCCAACCATTCGCAAACGTCATGCGAAAGCCATTCGCTCCACTCTCAGCACACAGCGTGAAACCATTTTTGTCTTCGTTCTTCGTCATTTCATTTTCCTTTTCGTTGTTTGTCATAATCATATTATACCACGTAGTAGTATAGTTGTCAACCCCTATTCCTAAACTTTTCTTGCTCTGCAATCAAGTTCGCTTGCAAGCTCAATGTTCGCTTCATCATCATCGAAGAAGTAAACCACGTCGTGATTCTCAATGATGCTCAGCAAGACACGCCGTTTTGCTTTGGCAATGTTCATGTGTGCATCAGTGCCGACACAATGGATTGCGTTTGCTTCAATCTCAAACTCTAACAGCCATTCTGCAATTGCATCTGACACGCAATCGTTGCGAGCCGTCAAGATGAAAACCGAATGCCCTTCGTTGTAAACTTCCACAGCCAAGCCAACTAGATCCAACGGCGTTCCATCTAACACGCCTTTCGGATCTTTGAATTCTGCGAACTTGTCTTCTGTGCCATCAAGGACAACCGCACTGGTGTGAGCCAATGTTTCATCGAAGTCAAATACGAATGCTTTGGTTTTGTTTTTCATTGTTGTTTCTTTGTTTCTCATACTACCATTATACTTATATTATCGGCAAAAGTCAACCCCTATCTCCACATAAAATGATTATTTTCTCAAAGTAGTTGTAACCCCTTTGGTAGCATAGACTTACGGCAAAAAACGCCCCGGCATTTTTCGTGCCAAAAAAAAGTGAGCATTTGAATGGCGCTCTACCATGCTTGCGACTTGGGCAAGGCTTGCGGGTCAAGCCCTATATCATCTCAGCTTGCAGTGACTCTTAATCCTAACCGGCAGCCTGCGTACATCGTTGAGAGGTGGCTTATACGGTTCCAGTAGCCGAGCTTGATTTTAGGATTCGTAGAAATCTAAATCTCGTTGGTCATCAAACTGGTTGAAGCTGTCAACCATGTCGTCAAACGAGATGTCAAAGTCGAGCAACTCGTTATTGATGTCGTCGATGTCATCTTCCAATTCTTCCATCTCAGCTTCGATGGCTTCGAGTTCCTCAGCGGCAACGTAGTCGCTGTACGCTTGGGTTTCTTCGTTGGTTACGGTAGTGTCAAAATCGTCAAAAATCATTTCAGTCTCTCTTTCGTTGTTGTTATCGTTGTTTGTCATGCTTGTATTATAACAGGTTGTCGCCGGTTTGTCAACCCCTATTTGGGATTATTTTGGGATTATTTATATTGGCTTGCGAGGGCTTGGATCAACTCATTTTCGTCAACCAGCAGGTTGAACGTGTGGTCACCAATGGTCACGGCGAGTATCGTCGAGCCAACTGGTCGAGCTTGGTTCTGGTCGAGTGTTTCAACTGTTGCGTCTTCGATTTTGATCATTGCGTTTCCTTTTCCCTTGTGTTGTATGCTCCCATTATATTATAATTATCGGCATTTGTCAATGCCTATCGCCACCTTTTCTGGAAAGAAAACGAAAGTAGTTATAACCCGTTACCACCAAAGGACTTACGACAAAAACCGCCGGGGCATTTTCTGTGCCATCCCTGTGTGCCTGTGTCCCTGTGTGCCCGTAAGGGATTGGTTAGGCTAGTACACTATCACACCACGCCCACTCTGGTGGTGGTAGTAGCTCACTCAGGTCAGTAGTGTAGCTGATACCATGCTTATCTATATCATACTGTGCTACAGTACCATACTCAGTATAGTCACCTACTACTAATGCCCAACCTATACCATCAGCATCAGGTAGCTCAGTGATGTAGTACTCCCACATGTTACTTAGTATCACATGTGCTACCACGTTGAGCTTAGCGTTACCCTTTTGTATCTGTCTCATTGTGTGTGTCCTTGTGTGTAGTGTGTAGTGTGTAGTGTGTGCTATAGCGGGATGGGTGGGGTAAGACTATGCTATACCATCAGCTAATGCACGTATGTGGATCTTGTCCCACTTGCGTGCAATACCATACTCATCGCAATCCATTGGACAACCATGATCAATCCATACCTTGACCATCGTATGCATATCAGTGATCTTCGTGTATGGTGACACATTAAAGATCAACGCTTGGTATGCTGGTGTGATCACCGAACATAACAGCTTGCGTACTGCAACGTTACCTTCCATATCGATCTCATCATGTCTATCAATGAGGATACGATGATCGTTGTATACTACGTTGAGTATGTCAGTTGTTTTGTTATTCATTCTATTCTCTTTCGTTGAAGTAAAGTATTGTGTTGTGCCATTGTTTACTTGTTAGGCTTCAAGTGCCATTGTTTACGCTGTTAGGCTTCACGTGCCATTGTTTACTTGTTAGGCTTCAAGTGTTGTTGTTTACTTGTTCAACTTCAAGTGTCGGTGTTATACTGTTCGGCATCAGTTGTTTTGTATGACTGTATTGTACCACAATTTGGTATACTTGTCAACCCCTATTTGGGATTATTTTCAAGATCAGATCTTGCCCCAACCCTGCCACTTGAAGCTGCTGTAAAGCCAAAGCCCCACGATTGCCATTGTTGCTGTCATGCTGATTGCGAGTAGTGTGTCCATGTGTTGTTTTCCTTTGTTCCTTGTTGCTTTGTATGTTACCATTATACTTATATTATCGTCATTTGTCAACCCCTATCGCCACCTTTTCTGGTAATAAAACCAAAGTATTTTAGATTGACGTAACTCCTTATGTAGTATAGACTTACAGAGAAAAACGCCGGGGCCTTTTTGCTTAGACTATTACCAGTGCATCACCACTGTGATTCATCTCGAACTTAGTATTGGTATCCTCATCGACGATGTACCAGTTGTGCATCTGATTGGGATTCCATCGACGCATGTAATCAACTGCATCGTATAGCTTGGTGAAGTTGGCGAAAGCATCATACGTATTCTTATTGAACTTGTATACTCGAAAGCGATATCCATTAGGCTGATTCATTTTGTTTTCCTTATTGTTGTTTAACATGTCTGTATTATATACTATGTTGATTGGTTTGTCAAGTAGTTATGATTTAATATTAAAGAAATAGATTTGTGCTACCAACAAAGCAAAGACTTGAACGATTGCGATAGTAATGATAATAGTAGTCATGATTGTTTCCTTATGTTGATTAATTTGTATGTCTTAAGTATACTATTATTATCGTCCATTGTCAAGGGTGTTCTTTAATTATTATCAAGTATTTTCCCAAGTTTGATGTAACCCTATATGCAGAAACGACTTACACCAAAAAACGCCCCCGCTTATTTGTGATCCTAAGCAAAAGGGGGTAGTTTTATCTTCAAATACCCATCTTTCCCATTTTACCCAAATAGCCGGGGTGGTTCAAACAAAATAAGTCAGCATTTCTGATAGTGTATTAGCTAAACCTCCCCCATAGCCCCCCAAGCTTTCCCGCTTAACTCCATCTAATCACAGTATTAGTATGTTTTTATGCTCCTTACAGTGTATAATAGTTTAGAATATCATTCCAATTAGATTACGATTCATAAGGAGTCTATTATGACTGGTGAGTGTTGCGGCGGTAGTTGCAGTGAAGGCGATCCGATACAAATTAGTTCTGAACTAGAGATGAAGGCTACTGCGGCCTTGGGTAAGGAAATAGAAGCTGAACTTGAGGCCGAGGACGCTTCGCTGTCTGAACTTCTAGACGAGAACCAAGAACAAGAGGATGAAGAGGATGAAGTCTAAATTTAAAGCGGGAGCCATAGAACTGGCCCAGCCATGTCACCACACTTCTGACCTAGAGCTTTTAGGGCCTGAAGGGATTACTCCAGATCACCCCTTCGGAGCCAAGCTGTCTAATAACGGCGAGGTCCATGTAGACTATAGTTCGTTCACCTCAGATCAATGCTCGTTTAAATCCATCATAGGTACAGAGTATAGATGTTTCTATGCTGCTGATGAGTTCTTCCAAGAAGAAAAAGCGATTGTCAGGGAAAGAGGAATCGCCTCCGTGGTTGAACGAGAAGGCAAGTTCTTCTTACAAAGAGAGATCCCAATAGCTTGGTCTAACGATAAAGGTGAGCAATTTCCACTTGGACCCAATCAGCATGTGCAATTTGGTGGAGGTGACTATATCGTTGTCTTGTCTCTTCCGCCCCCTACCTATCTAGAAGCCTTGGTCGCCCCCAATTCTGTTATTGCTAGTACCTCTGAAAGCAATCCCACGCCAGTTGAGCTAGAGCACAACTCCCTGCTGGGACGCAAGGACGATGTTATTCAGGCTATAGACATGAATGAACTAGGAGAAATGATGGAAGGTCAATTCTTTGATAAGATATTTAATGACCTGATAGACTCTCAAAAACAGCTTGACTTTAAAGCTCGCCATATCCGACTCACTCGCAAGAACGCTTCAATCGCCGCCCCTGTTATTAGAGCGTTGCCAAGGTATTCCGATACTGAAAAGCCTCCAACTGTTGAGGGAAACATAGTATATAATACTGACTCCAAGTGCCTGCAATACTACGATGGAACCAAGTGGCGATCTCTATCTTGTTCAGAAGAGGCATGAGATGAAAATACCTCCTAACATGTCTGAAACACAGCTAATAGATGAGATTAACTTAGTTGTAAACAGGATAGCCCCCAAGTATACATTTTATGGGTACGACGTAGAAGACATTAAGCAGGAGTCATTTATCATTTGTGTGGATGCCCTAGATAGATATGATCCCTCCAGACCTCTGGAAAACTTTCTCTCTGTCCACCTATCCAATCGCCTCAAGAACTTTGTACGCGATAATCACTTTCTCAAAGGGGAAGATGAAAAACGTCGTGTTCTCCAACCCGGCCAACTTGTCAACGACGATACTATATTAGACCAGCAACTCATCAGAACAGAAAATATAGACTACAAGGAGATGATTGGTATTTTAGATCGTAAACTCCCAGCCCACTATAGAGCAGATTATCTTAAAATTGTTAATGATGTCTATGTACCTAAAAAAAGAAAAGAAGAAGTACTTGATCTTATATACTATATCTTAGAGGAACATGGTCATGCGTAAGGGAAGGCTCTCAAAGTCCGAAACGAAGTTTATCACTGAAAACGCTGACACTATGTCTGTGGAAGATATCTCCTCGAACTTAGACCGTGACCCTGCGTCTATCGAAATGTTCATAAAAAGAAAACTCCGCCTTGGTTTGTCAGCAGAAGAGGAAGTAGCTTATACCCTAGAAGAACGCCCCTATTGGTCCGAACTGAAGCAACAGTTTACTAATGATGAATTAGAACTTGTAAGATACCATTGGGCGCGTATTATCGGCCAATTTAAGGATGATGTCTTTCCAACTGAGGAACTACAGGTGGTAGATGTGATCAAGCTGGAAATACTAATGAATAGGGGCCTGAAACAGAACAAAACAAATATCGATCAGATTAACGCTTTTGAGAAGCTTGTTCAGGAAGAACGATCAGCAGACCCAGATCAGCAGGATCGAGATTACATATTAAACCTAGAGCGTCAGGTTGCAACACTACGGGCCGCTCAGGAGTCTCTGAATAGGGACTACCGCGATTTGCAAACCAAGAAGAACTCTATGCTTAAAGAAATGAAGGCGACCCGTGAACAGCGAATACGGCGGCTTGAGGACTCTCGTGAGAGCTTTACAGGATGGCTAGCCCACTTGATGCAGAATCCTCAGATGATGACTGAGTACGGTTTAGAGATGGAAAAGATGCGACTTGCTATGGAAAAAGAAAAGGAACGCCTTTCGGCATTCCATAAATACGATGACGGGCTAGTTGATCAACCTTTCTTAACTCCAGATACCGCAAAGGATTAACATGTGGCAAAATGTATTCAAGTTTCTATGTTGGTTTGGTTGGCATATGTGGGAGTATGTGTACAGTACTAGCAATCTACCTAGCGGCAAGCCTGTTTTAAAGCCGCTGCTAAGAAGATGCAAAAAGTGTGGGGCAAAACAAGAACATTCAAAAGTTTCGGGGAAATGGACAAATGGTTAAACACAAGCTTTTTTTACGTTGGTGGCTAGCTTTCACCGGTATCCTTATTGGACTTACAGTTTTTACAATAGGGGGCGGATGGACGGAGCTATATACGAAAGATGCCACTAAGTTAAGCTTTGTTATTGCCGCCATGTTCTTGGGTATGACCCAGTGGTGTGGGTATAAAACGTGGTTGCTTAGTCGCTTCCTAGACAGGGGAAAGAAGACAGAAGATGAGCACATGATAGAGCAGGTGGAAAACACTATGGAGGCGGGGTGGTTTACAAGCGATCTTTGTCTCACTATAGGAATGGCTGGAACTGTAATCGGCTTTATCATGATGCTGTCTGGGTTTACTAAGCTTGATGTAGCTGATGCAAATACAATACAGGGGCTGATTAAGAACCTTGGGATAGGTATGTCTACAGCCCTGTACAGCACACTTGCGGGATTGATATGTAGCGCCTTACTTAAGATTCAATATTTCAACTTAAGTCAAGCGGTAGAAAAAATAAGAAGGAAGTAATGAGACACTATCACGCCCATCTGTCTTTTTTAGACCTGCTGTTTAACACTCTGTTGTGTTTTGCCGCACTGTTCATGCTGTCATTCATGTTGATTAATCCCAGCAAGAACGATAACAATGTAAAGTCTAAGGCTGACTTCTTGATAACCGTGACGTGGCCTGACGAAAGAGACAATGACGTAGACGTGTATGTTCAAGACCCACAAGGAAATCTCGTAGCTTTCATGCGAAGAGAAGAGGGCCTCATGCACCTAGATCGAGATGACTTGGGCAAAAGAAGCGACGTGGTTCAAACACCCCTTGGGCCTGTGGTACACCCAGAGAATAAAGAAATAGTCACACTGCGAGGTTTTACTGAGGGAGAATATATCGTTAATGTTCATATGTACCGCCGAAGCTCCAACGAACTAACGACTGATGTAATTGTTCAGTTAGATAAAATCAACCCAGTATTTAAAACCGTAACTCTAAAAAAAATAGTTTTGGGAGAAACGGGAGATGAGAAGACCGCCTTTCGATTCGTTATAGGAAAGGACGGAGAGGTAAAAGAAATTAACTATCTCCCAACGTCTCTGACGAGGAAGGGTGTCAATAGGCCATGACCGGAATTACATTAGGATTCATTTTGATTGCATCTTTGATTCTGTGGTATATCATAGGATCTAAAGGTCACTGGGTAAGCAAGGCTGCTATTATTTTGCTTTCACTTTACTTTTGCTTATCAGTTGGACTCTCTCTCAGCGAACTTATGGGGTGGCCAACTACAGAAAAGCTTCCGAGCAAGTTCTTTTTGCATTGGGCCGTTGTTGAAGAACCTGACCCAAAAACAGGAGACAAGGGGGGCGTATATATTTGGACTAAGCCTTTGGACCCCACTCGGGACAGAGATCAGAGTTGGCAGGATTATCTACTGTCCTTTTATGACGGAGAGTCTCAACCAAGGGCACACAAGCTTCCCTACTCTAGGGAGCTACACGAACAAGCTCAGTCTGCATTAGGAATGATCATGCAGGGGCAATCAGTTGGCGGAACTAGCTTTGGAGAACCCGGCGATGGAGAAACGGCGGGTGCAGAAGGAGACAGCGAAGCTGTAGAGGGTTCAGAAGGAGAGGGCAGTTTAACTAGGAACGGCGGGGTGATCTTTCATAAGCTACCACCACCGAAGTTACCGGATAAGTGAGGAAACAAATGAAGGCTATTATATTTGGAGTAACGGGGCAGGACGGAAGCCACCTTTTAGACTTGCTATTAAGCGAGGGCTACGAAGTGATTGGAGTAGCTAGAAGGAGCAGTGTAGATACAACTGAAAGGATTAAGGATCGACTTGAGTGTCCCCACTTCAAGCTGGTTCAAGGAGACATAACAGATGCACATAGCGTAATGGGTATCTTAAGAAATAACGAGAATGTAGATGAAATCTATAATCTAGCAGCGCAATCGCATGTGGGAGTCTCCTTCAAACAACCGGGACTCACTTGGGATATAACTGGTAAAGGGTGTCTGAATATACTTCAAAGTATGGTGGACCTAGATATGCTTGGATGTAAGTTCTATCAGGCTTCTTCGAGTGAGATGTTTGGTGATTCATCTGATGTTTATGAGAATGGACAAAGATACCAAAACGAGGAAACGAAGTTTTTACCACAGTCCCCCTACGCGATAGCCAAGTGTGCCGCTCACTATGCGACTAGATTATTCAGGGAAGCCTACGGACTACATGCTAGTACGGGGATTTTGTTTAATCACGAGGGGCCAAGGCGTGGAGAGAACTTTGTTACAAGAAAGATTACCAAATGGATTGGGGAGTTTGTTCGTAGCGGAAAAGATGAGGACTTTCCTAAGCTTAGACTGGGCAACTTAGAAGCATACAGAGACTGGGGATATGCCGGAGATTATGTCAAAGCCATGTGGCTAATGTTACAACAAGAAGAATCAGATGACTATGTTATTTGCACAGGCAAAACACACACCATTAGAGACTTTTTAGATCACGCTTTTAGATACGTTGATATAGAGGACTGGAGTAATCTTGTGGTTATTGATCCAGAATTTTACAGACCAGCAGAGGTTGAATATCTTAGAGGAGATTTCTCTAAGGCTAAAAATAAACTTGGTTGGAAACCAAGCTGTGACCTGAAAGATCTTGTAGGGATCATGATGGAAAACGACTTAAATGAAAATTTATAAGGTACATCTAGATCTGTCTATGGTTATAAGCAGATTGAAAGAATTCAGACTCAAGGAATACAATTCTGCATTCCCCATTATCTTTGTAGAGGCGAAGAGTCCAGATGATGCGTGTTTTAAGTCCGTATATATACTGATACAGGGAATACTGCGTCAAGATAGCTCAATACAAACGCGATTGCTGTGCCGAAGTATCAAAGAGGATATACGAGTAATAAAGGTGTCCTGCCGATGAGAAGAAACTATGACGAACCAACCTACAAGGACTGGAGACTCAAGGTATATAAGCGAGACCGGTTTCGCTGTCAGATGCCCGGCTGTAAGTCCAAGTTCAAGATTCAGGCACATCATATAAAGAAATGGTCGGAAGCTTCGTCTTTGAGGTATGATGTCAAGAATGGAGTAACTCTGTGTCGTGCTTGTCACGATTCTATCAATGGCATGGAGTCGCATTACGAATCGTTGTTCCTAGAAATAGTGAGTTCCAAGCATGGCAAAATATAACAAGGCACCAGACTTTTTTGTTATAAAAGACACAAGAGAGCAAGAGGGCTACTATTTTAGCCAGTATGGTAACTGTCTCGGGATGGTAGAGCAAAAGCTCGATACTGGAGACTATGCCATTCAGGGGATGGAAGATAAGGCGTGCATAGAAAGGAAAGGGTGCATTGAGGAATTGGCAATTAATTTGGGCCAAAAGAAGCACGCATTTCTTAATGAGATAGAACGCATGTCGTCCTTTCCTCATAAGTTTCTTATTTTGGAATTCGACTTAATAGACCTTGTTGAGTTTCCTGAGAACAGCAGGATTCCCGAGAAGAACAAGTCCATGCTAAAGATTACCGGCAAGTATATGCTTAAATGTTTAATGGAGTTTCAGCTATATAATAATATACATGTTCTGTTTTGTGGCAACAAACGAAATGGATTTCTTACTGTTAGCAGTATTTTCAAAAGGATCAATGAAATGTATACTGTGGGGAGAAAACAATAATGACTGATCCTATTGGTGAAGTACATGCATATGGAGTGGACGTTAAAAAAAGAGAAATCTATATCCATGGATACCATGGCTCTTTCGAGGAAGATCCCGGCGTTGATTATCGCATGGCGTCCTATGCTATCAAAAATCTAAGATTCCTAGATTCAATTAACAATACGCCAATTCTAGTACACATGCATAGCGTGGGAGGTAACTGGAATGATGGGATGGCTATCTATGATGCAATCAAACTTAGCAAATCGTGGGTATCTGTGCTTGTATACGGACAAGCAGAGTCAATGAGTAGTATTGTGCTGCAAGCTGCTGATAGTCGCGTCATGATGCCTCACGCTCACTTTATGTCTCACTATGGATCATCGGGTTGGTCTCAAGATTATCTGAGCGCTCAGAACGCAGCTAAGTATGAACAGACAATAGCTGATATTATGTTTGATATATATGCAGAGAAATGCATGGGTGGCAAATTTTTTAAGGAACACTACAAGTCTGCGACCATAGAAAAAGTTAAGGGATTTCTTAAGAGAAAGCTAAAATCAGGAGATTGGTATTTAGGCGCACACGAAGCAGTGTATTATGGCTTTGCTGATAGTGTGATTACTAGTAAAAAACATGGGTCCATTGATAGTCTAAAATGAAAACAGAACAGAAACTAAAACAGATCGATGAAGCTTGGTTGGGGCTAGATAGCTCTAATAAAAATCTATTCAATCCTGCGGAGATGCTACGATCCCAAGACGATGATTATCATCTTAAGTTATCTTGGCTAATGACACAGCCCGAGTACCTATCCTTTTTATGTAAGTATATACTGAACATACAGTTGTTGCCCTCCCAAGCTTTGATGATCAATGAAATGTGGAACCGGAAGTTTCCCATACTTATAGCCAGCCGTGGATTCGGCAAGTCCTTTATACTATCATTGTATGCTATAATCAGAGCACTGCTATTGCCTAAACGAAAGATTGTTATTGTTGGCGCAGCATTCCGGCAGTCCAAGATCTTGTTTGAATATATGGAAACTATTTGGAGAAACTCTCCAATATTGAGAGATATATGTTCTGAGACCAGTGGCCCGAGAAGAGATGTAGATCGCTGCGTTCTGCGTATTAACGAAAGCACAGTTACATGCTTGCCTCTTGGCGACGGCCAAAAAATTAGAGGACAAAGAGCTAACGATATCATTAGCGATGAGTTTGCGTCTATTCCTAGGGATATATTTGAAACAGTCGTTGCTGGATTTGCTGCGGTTTCAGCAGACCCCGTAGATAACGTTAGACGCATAGCCTCTCAGAAAAAAGCAGACGAGCTTGGAGTTAAACTCAGTAGCCGTGCAGAAGCCATATCTACAAATAAGGATAACCAGATTATTATTTCCGGTACGGCATATTATGACTTTAACCACTTCGCAGAATATTGGAAAAAGTGGAAGTCGATTATCAAAAGCAAAGGTCGGCTATCTAGACTGAGAGAGGTCTTTAATGGAGAAGACCCACCTACTGACTTTGACTGGACACAGTATTCCATTATTAGAATACCGTATGAGTTGCTTCCAGCAGGTTTTATGGATGCGGCTCAGGTTGCGAGATCTAAGGCTACAGTTCATACGGGTATTTATCAAATGGAGTTTGGAGCATGCTTCACTAGGGACTCTCAGGGGTTCTTTAAAAGATCTTTGATTGAATCATGTGTTATAACAAAAGAGAACGTTATAAAAAACAATCAGGGTGAAGAGATTGAATTTGAAGCTAAGCTTATAGGTGACCCAAGCAAGCGGTATGTTTTTGGGGTTGACCCAGCTTCTGAGGTAGACAACTTTAGCATAGTAGTTTTAGAGTTATCAGCAGACCATAGAAGAATTGTTCATTGCTGGACCACCACTAGGTCCGAACACAAAGAGAAGGTAAAGAAGGGATATTCCGCAGAGGCTGACTTCTATGCCTATTGTGCTAGGAAGATTAGAGATCTTATGAGGCTTTTCCCTTGTGCCCACATCGCTATGGATGCTCAAGGCGGTGGCATTGCAGTTATGGAATCCCTGCATGATAGAGACAAGATCAAGGAAGACGAGGTGGCTATCTGGCCAGTTATTGACGAAGACAAAGAGAAAGATACAGACGACGAAAGAGGATTGCATATTTTAGAAATGTGTCAATTTGCAAAATATGACTGGCTAGCTGAAGCTAACCACGGAATGAGAAAAGACTTTGAAGATAAAGTGCTTCTATTTCCTTTCTTTGATTCAGTTACGCTTGGGCTATCAAATTCAGAAGATGCCCTTAAGAACAGAATGTATGACACTCTAGAGATGTGTGTCATGGATATAGAAGAACTCAAGGATGAATTGTCCATGATTACGATGAGCCAGACGCCTAGCGGTAGAGATAAGTGGGATACACCAGAGGTTATCGTGGGGCCGGGTAAAAAGAGCAAGATGAGAAAGGATAGGTATTCTGCACTGCTAATGTCAAATATGGCAGCGCGGATAATACAAAGAACACCCACTCCACACCAATACGAATTCTATGGAGGGTTTGCGTTTGCTGGTGGAACTAACTATCCAAAAGACAAGAAGTCTCAAAACAAAGAAATGTATTCCGGTCCTAGCTGGTTTACAGATAACATCAACGATGTCTATTGATTTGTGTATAATCTACTAAACAATCCAATTACATTCCAATTGTCCCTAATGATGCGAGAATAAAATGACAGATAACGATAATTTGATTACTTGGTCCGAAGGTGACGAGACAGGCAGAGCCAACGCTCTTTCACAGTATTCTGAGTCCGTGGAAGCATATACTGGCGTTTCCAAGAACCACGCTTCACATAGAGACTTCACAGGGATTGAGACTAATATATCAGTTAGAAGTGGGTTTGGAGCATCAGACTATTATGCTTTCAGATCACACGAAGAAGTGCCTCAAAGACAGAAGCGTATCATTAAGATGTGTATGGAAGCTTACGACAAGGTGGGCATCATTCGCAATGTGGTAGATCTAATGGGAGATTTTGGTCAGCAGGGTGTCAACTTAGTTCATCAGAATAAAAGCGTGGAGAGATTCTATCAGCAATGGTTTAAGAAAATAAATGGCAAAGAAAGATCAGAGAGATTTCTAAATAATCTGTATCGTACCGGGAATGTTATTATATATCGTAGCTTTGCTGAGATGACTCCAGAACTGACTAAGTTTATGAAAGCTTTGTCTAAGGACATCAAGGTAGACACCCCGTCAATAGAGAAGAATGTTATTCCTTGGAGGTATAATTTCTTTAATCCCTTGAGTGTGAATACTAAGGATGGTAATCTGTCCTTATTTTTAGGCCGCAAGAATCTTACGCTTTCAACCTCCACGCTTACTGATACATTTAAAGATGGGGGTATTCCTACTCATGTCTTAGAGACGTTGCCACCCAAAATCCGCCGCAGTATAGAGAGAGGCGAAAAACAAATCCCTCTTGATCGTGATAGAGTTTCTACCTTTTATTACAAAAAGGATGATTGGAACCAGTGGGCCAATCCAATGATTTATGCTATACTTGATGATATTATGATGCTAGAGAAAATGAGGCTGGCCGACCTGTCAGCATTGGATGGAGCAATATCCAATATTAGGCTGTGGACTC